AAATATAGGGGTCTGTTTGTGAAAAACGGAGCCAACATTTTTTGGATCAAACATGACCGCGAGCTTTGTTCTAACCTACGACAACTTAGTCACAACGATCGAGCAGTACCTCGAGCGTGATGACGCTGCTGTTGTCTCACAGATCCCCGTCTTTATCACGCTGGCTGAGTTTGAGATTGCTCAGCAGATCAAGACGCTTGGCCAGATTGAGGTCGCCCAAGGGGTGATGTCAATCGGCAACCCGATCATTCAAAAGCCCGCTCGGTGGCGCAAGACCGTGTCAATGTCGGTCACCTCGGGCGGCGAGAAGACACCCGTTTTTCTGCGCAAGTACGAGTACCTGACCAACTACAGCGCAGAGAGCGCGAACGGCTTGCCCCTGTACTACGCAGATTATGACTACGACAACTGGTTCGTGTCGCCCAGCCCAGACCAAGCGTACACGTTTGAGGTGTTGATTTACCAACGCCTGCAGCCCCTGTCCTCAACGAATCAGACTAACTGGATCACAAACAACGCGCCCAACGCGATGCTTTTTGGAGCACTCCTGCAGGCTGTGATCTACCTAAAAGACGACGCACGTCAAATATTCCAACAGAAGTACGACATGGCGATGCAGGCGCTTAAGGTCGAGGACGTGACCCGCGTGGGTGACCGCTCAGCAATCGCTGTGGACTCTTAGAGGTAACTATGACCAACACCTACGTCAACCCGATCACGGGACAGACAATCAACCCGAGTCAGATCGGCTACGAAGCGCTCACAATCTCGGCAGACACGGAGCTTGACTGGCCGATCAACGGCACGACAAGCACAGACGTTGTTGCCGCAATCATTCAGGTCACCGCGACCGTGGGCAGCTTAAAACTGTACATGCCCTCTGCGCTGCAGGTGAGCACGGGTCAGAGTGTGCTGATTCAGAACATTGGGGCAAACTCTTTTACGGTCACGGACATTTCGGGCAACACAATTGTTGCGATTGCCTCGGGCATTGCTGAATATATTTTCTTAACAGATAACACCACAAACGACGGCACTTGGTCTACTGTCACGTTTGGGGCTGGTACTTCGTCGGCAAACGCCGCGGCCTTGGCAGGGTACGGTCTGACCGCAATTAGCACGACGCTCAATCAGCAGTACGCCGAGAGCTCAATTTTCTCAAGCATCACATTAACGCTAGCCTACCGCGCCCAGTTCTTGGTCTGGGCAGGCGGCGTGGGCACGATCACGCTGCCCACAGCGGCTACGGTCGGTAACGGTTGGTTCGTCATGGTGCGCAACGGCGGCACAGGCATCCTGACGCTCACCCCAAGCGGCACAGACACGATTGACGCAGCAGCTACGCAGCAGCTCCAACTGACTGAATCACTAGTCATCGTCTCAAATGGCACAAATGGCTACTCCACGTTTGCCTACGGGCGCTCAAACACGTTCGCTTATACCCAGCTAGCCAAGACCGTCACGGGTGGCACCGATACCCTCACAGCCGTCGAGTACGCCAACGTCGTGCAGGAGTATTTTGGTGCGCTCACGTCAAACCAAATCGTTGTGCTGCCATCGACCGTTCAAATTTATTACCTGAACAACCAGACGACTGGCTCATTCTCGCTCACGTTCAAGACCTCAGCCGTCAGCGCAGCGACGGTTACTGTGCCACAGGGTCAGACCTTGACTGTGGTCTGCGATGGCACAAACGTCTACAACTCGTCGAGCGCCTCGGGCGGCACGGTCACATCGCTCACGATTAACTCAGGCTCGGCTGCGGCACCCTCGTTGAACTTCACGGGCAACACGAACACGGGTCTGTACCAGCCTGCATCAAACCAAGTGGCTTTCGCTCTGAACGGCGCGAACGCACTCACGCTTTCTACCTCTGGTTTGTTTGTGCCCGCAGGTGTTTCGGGAGGCGCGTTTTGACAGCAAAAGTTATCTCGCTCAACATCAAGCCGGGCATCCAGCGTGATGGCACGCAGTTTGATGCGCCTGTCTATGTGGACGGTAAGTGGGTGCGCTTTCAACGCGGTCGCCCGCGTAAGATAGGTGGTTACCGAGGGATTTTTCAGAACGCTTCGGGCATTAGCCGTGGCATGATTATGAGCTCAGAGGACGGACTGAACTACGTCTACTCAGGCTGGAGTGGCGGCTTAGAGGAGTGGGTCACGGATGATGATGACGGCGTGGGCTCGGGTCCGACCACCATCTCGCTGAGCGACTTCACGGTCGATCCGCTTAACCTGTGGCAGATGGACATTGGCTTTGACTCTGGCGGCTCAGGCAATCAGACGCTCATTGCGCATCCGGGTCTAAATCTTGCGCACATTGACAATACGTTGAACACGCCGGTGTTGATCGGTGACTTCCCAACAGGCGCAATGAGTCAGGTCGGTGTCTTCACCGCCGCTGGCACGATGGTGATCGGTCCGCCAAGCGTGTTCACGATCGCCTCGGTCAACGCGCTCATCGCGGTCGGTCAGACTGTCACAGGCACAGGAGTGCCCGCCAACACAACGGTGAGCATCGTGGTTGTCGGCTCAGGCACCACGACTGTGACGCTCTCAAACACGGTCTCTACTTCAGGCGCTTTGACGCTCACGTTTAACAACAACATCAGCGTGAGTGGTGGCTGCGTGATGCTGCACCCGTACCTTTTTGTGTACGGCAACAACGGTCTAATCAAGAACTGCTCGGCGGGTAACTTCCAAGACTGGGTCTCGGCTGACTCAAACGAGAACACGGTCTCCGCAGGCAAGATCGTCAAGGGCTTACCTGTCAGGGGCGGCACGACCGCGCCATCGGGGCTATTCTGGTCACTCGACTCATTGATTCGCGTGAGCTACGCGCCCACAACGGTCGGCACAAGCACGATCTACTGGCGCTATGACATCGTCACGAGCCAGAGCTCGATCCTGTCGTCATCGAGTGTCATCGAGTACGACGGGCTGTTCTTTTGGTGCGGCGTGGATCGTTTCTTGATGTACAACGGCATTGTGAGCGAAGTCGCCAACACCATGAATATCAATTACTTTTTTGACAACGTGAACTACGCGCAGCGTCAAAAAGTCTGGGCAACAAAGATACCCCGTTGGGGTGAGATTTGGTGGTTTTACCCCAAAGGTGATGCCACAGAGTGCACGGACGCGATCATCTATAACGTGCGCGACAAGGTCTGGTACGACGCGGGCGAGGCTCTGGGCGCTCGTCGCGCGGCAGGCACGTTCTCTGAGGTGTTTCGTCGCCCAATCTGGGCAGGCACCGAGACTAATGACTCGGGCACCTACACGCTCTGGCAGCACGAGACGGGCACGAACCTTGTGAATTTAAGTCAGCAGAGCGCAATCCAGAGCTACTTTGAGACCGACAGCATTGGCTGGGTCAACGGTGGCCCGAACCAGAACGACGCCGTGGGTATGAACAACTACATCAGGCTCGAGCGCGTGGAGCCGGACTTTGTGCAGTCAGAGGACATGAACCTGTACGTCACGGGCAAAGGCTACGCATCGGACGTGGATCAGGTAAGCGACGCCTATGTGTTCTCGCCCACGACGCTCAAGATTGACCTGCGCGAGCAGCGTAGAGAGATGCGCCTGCGCTTTGAGAGCAACATTGTGAACGGCAACTACGAGTGCGGTCTGAACCTGTTATCAGCAGACGTGGGTGACATGAGATCGACGGGCAACCCATGACGAGTTACGATCCGCGCGGCCACACTTGGGACTCATGGTGCTCGCTCATGAATGAGTTGTTTGCACCCCAGCAACTAGGCGTGGTCACTGAGGACAAGTGGCGCGAGTGGAGCGACGCAATGGCGGGCAATGGTTACTTTATGAGCTCAAACATTCCAGACAGCCGCAGCTTTGCTGAATGGTCAGACTGGGCGGCTTCGCTCGTTGGCATTATGAGCATACAGTCGTGAAAAACGCATTAGACAAAATGTTGCCGTTGAGAGCTTTTCAAAGGCGCGGTACGCCCATTGGCGGACGTGGTCTACGGTTATATGGTGATGGCGGTTACACTTCAAGCGATTATGACCCTAATTGGCTTGCCAATACATTTCCAGAACCTGCGCCTGCCGCTGCACCTGTTTACGCCTCACCGGGCTTTGTTGACCCCGGTTACTCAGGACCACCTCCTACGCCAACCCCTGCGAATCAATGGCAACAGACAGTAAACGACATTTACCAGCAAGAGTTTGGTCGGCAAGCTGACGCGAGCGGCATGGAGTCGTTTACTAACTTGCTCAATCAAGGACTGACGGGCGAGCAGATGCGCGAGACGCTCAGGACTAGCGCTGAGGGTCAGTCTTACGGCTATGGTTCGCCTAGTGGCGGTGGTGGGAGTCCGGAAAGTCCGGGCGCTAATACAAAGGACGAATGGATAGAGGGGCGTGACCCATTCGGTATG